ATGAAGGTCAGCGAAGAATTTCCGTCCCAGTACCTCGAGGCTGCCGACCTGCAAGGCCGCGAGGTCACGGTGACGATCGAGAGCACCGACAAACAAAAGGGCGTGAAAGGTCGGGACGGTAAGCCGTTCGACGCCCGCGTTCTGTTCTTCAAAGGGAAGAAGAAAGGTATGTGCGTCAACAAGACCAACGCTAAACGGATTCGGGATGAGCTCGGGCTGGGCGATGACATGGACACCTGGATTGGGCATTCGATCACGATTCATCCGACGACCTGCAATGCTTTCGGGAAACCGAATACGCCCTGCATCCGGGTGAAGGTGCCGAGCGTGGGAGGGGTGAAGTGAAATTGAACGACGAACTTAAAAAACCCATCGGAAGGTTGATAGGCGTTGCGCGAGCCATGAAGGCGTTGCTCCGTGAATGCGAGAAGTTACAGGCGAAGGTGTCACGTAAGGGAGGGGTGAAGTAATGGGTTCCCTGCACCTGAGCAGACACGAAGCGTTAGTACGACGATTTGGGGTAAAATACCGCGCTGAACGATCCGGCTTTTTCGCGGCCCTGTTCCGAGAACTTTCAAGCCAGTTCGACATGGTTAAAGATGAATTTCCTAAATCACTGAAATGGTACCGACCGGATTTATTTCTCATCGACGCCCCTGCAAGATTGGTCACGATTTGGGAAGTCGAGGATTGTTCCCCACTGAAGCAATCGCAGATCGATCAATACGATTCACTCCGATGGTTTATTGGAGATGCGTGCGAGTGGAAAACGGATCTAAGAGTAATTGACCGCTACGGGAATGAGAACCTGATGGATGTCGTGCATGTAGTTCCCGGCGGCCCGTTCGAAGTCGTTACAAAGGATTTTGCCGAGGCGGCGTGGGAAGCGTGTAAGGCAAGGGCTTCACGCAAGCCTCAAATGAGCAGCCGCGAAGCCGCCGCGCTCGTGACATTTTAACTAGGACGCTCATAAACATGACCTTCACCGACACACCCGAAACGAAGCTGGTCCCGAATCTTCCTTTCGCAGATTACTGCCACGCGCTCGGGGTGAATCAGAGCGGTCTGCGCTTGTTCGATTATGACCTTGGCGGATGCCCGGCGCTGTATCATTGGTCAACGCTGCATCCTGATGAGGACAAGGATTCAAGGGCGTTGCGGGATGGGCGCCGGTATCACCATTTTGTTTTGGAGCCGGATTCATTCGATCGCGTCTATGCGTTGCGAACCAAGGCCATCGAGGATGAGCTATTCGAGAAGGCCAAAGAGGACAAGGCCTGCAAGGCAAAGGGGTTCTCGACCAAGCTAAAGGTGTACGAGGAATGGAAGGCCAAGACTCAGGCGATGGGGCTTGAGATAATCACCCAGGCCGAGGCGGACGTTCTTCAGGAGATGCGGCGCGCTCTCATGCTCAACAGCGAGGTCTTTGAGGAACTCGGGGCGTGCAAGTCGGAGCAGCTTGAAGTCTCCGCGTTTGCCGGGTTCGAGTTTCAACGTGGGGCGCATCAGGGTCGCAAGATGCAGTTGAAAGCGCGGTTCGATATCGTTCCGGTAGGAGACGCGCTGATTGACCTGAAGACGGCACGCACAGCGCACCCGCGGCAGTTCGCTCGGCAGGCGTGGGAACTCGGCTACGATATCCAGGCGGCACTCTACAGCGACGTGGCGAACGCGAACGGGCTCGGCAAAAAGCGGTTCGGCTTTCTGGCACAAGACAAGTTCCCTCCATACCTGAGCTGCATTCATTGGGTGAACGGGTGGCTGGGGCATGGTCGGCAGAGGTACACGAAGATCCTTTCTGACTTGGCGGACGCGATCACGAACGACCGCTGGCCGGGGTACGAGTCAGGGGAACTTGAGCCGCCCAGCTACGCGATGAACGAAATAGAGGCGGCAGCGTGATGCACGGATCTCAAACCGTGTCGTTCTCTGTGGCTGGAAGTGCGCGTATTGAAACAGAACCCCTGTTGATTACGATGGCTGATTGGATCGCATTGGACCGGCAGCCCCCGGTCCCGCCGTTCGCGTTGGGTCAGTGGCGTGACGTCGAAGGCACGAACCTTTTCCTTTACGCATCGATTGAGCGCCTGGGATTTGCGGAATGCCGAGGGATATGGCCGGTCACTGAAAAACGATTAGCTCTCTGTTGGTGGAGGAGTCACGACCTGCCATGACTGAGGTAAGATTTTTCGTTGCGGGAATTCCTGCCCCGGGTGGGTCCAAGAAGGGTTTCGCCATCAAGAAGGGTGGCGTCTACACGGGCCGGGTTGCGATTGTCGATGCCGGTGGAGAGCGCACGAAGAACTGGCGGCAAGATGTGGTGGCCGCAGCGTTCCAGGCAATGAAGGCGGCTGACCTTGCTCCGTTCATCGGCCCGATTGAATTGGAACTGTTCTTCAAATTGCAGCGCCCCAAGTCTCACTTCCGCTCAGACGGTATCAGCCTGAAGCCAGGAGCCCCGTCACACCACATTATCCGGCCTGACTGCGGTAAGCTGGCCCGGAGCACGACCGACGCCTGTACGGGGATTCTGTGGCGGGACGATGCCCAGATTGTGGTGGATCACGGAGAGAAGGCGTTCAGCGATCGGCCTGGGTGTTGGGTGGTTGTGAGGGAGGCTGGCAAATGAAACCGCGCCGACCCTACCGCCCCCGTGTCTGGAGTCGCAACGCACACTTGCAGTTGCCGAAGATCAGGCAGTTGAAAGAGGCGGTGAGAAATGGCGGTAAGGCCGAGAATATTCTAACCGGGAATGAGCAAATTGAGCCGCAGAGAGTGAATCTGCCGAGAGGATGAATTATGAACGAGACGTTGACGATTGAATTTAGCGAGCTGGGCTTGTTGACGGTTGAAGGCGTCAGTGTGTCTGTCGCGTTTCTAAAGAAAGTGCTCAACGATCCGCCGACCGACAGGCTGATAAGCGTCAAGCGGGTAGGGAACAATCTCGTATTCGAGAGCTTCACTAACGCGCAGGCTTGCGAGAACTTTTTTAAAGAATTGAAACAGAATTGACATGCGAACTGAATTCGCATAAATGAGAAACGCTAGTGCCGGTGTCAGAACCGGATTGCAGAATATGGAACAAGCCTTACACTTTCATCGCCGCTCGGGAGAGAGCACGGGTGTTGAAGTCCGTGCTTTCGGGTTCGTCGTTCTGCAAACCTTTCTGACCCCGAGCGGCATCTTTTTGCCATAGAACTAGCTCGTAATCACCGGGAGGAATCGAGTATGTCGGCCGACCGGGGAACGCAATGCAGGCGCACAGGGCCTTGCGACGGCGAGAACGAGACACTCGCTATGAGGTATGATCCCGCCGAGGGAGGGCTGACGACTCGGAACAGGATGGAACCGGACTCTGCGGAGGGTGAACGGCGAGTGAAAATCGCGAAAACACCTAGCTATCTTCTTCTGTGCACTGCTTTTCTGGCGCTTCGCGTCAGGGAGGAGCGACGGGTACTTTAACGGCGGGGAAGAAAGGAATCAGGGAATATGGCGGGGCGAAAACAGAGTACGTTCAGAGTCAAAGGGGTGGAAGTGAAGACGTGTCCCTTTTGCTGCGAGCGTCCGATTCTGATGGATGTGGGCGATGAGAACAAGGCGCTGATGATCGCGTGCATGGACTGAAGGCTGCGTGAATCCGAGCCTGAGCTATTACGACCGCGAATTTGCGGTGAAACTTTGGAACTGGCGCAAACCGTTTCCGAAAAAGGTAAAGGAGCAAGCGTGAGTTACCGACCCATCACTGACATTTGGTTCCTGGCCCGGGCGAAATTGAAAGGTGGGCGAAAATATTACGGAGCCTATCTTGGTGGCTTCCCTGAACGTGCCCGCGTGCTTCTCGGTGCCTCAATAAACGAGCCAGTCTTGCATGTCTGCGGAGGGATGGCCCGTCATTACCCTTATCCGGCAGGCTTCGGGGAGAGTTCAGACATGACGCTGGACATTGATCCGGCAACCGACCCGAATTTTTTGCAGGATGCACGCGATCCGTTTCCGAGAAGGCAGAATAAATGGGACTGTCTGCCGTGGAGAGCCATTCTAATTGACCCTCCTTATTCAGAGGCCGACGCGGACAAGTATGCAGCGGGAGCAGCCGTCTACCCGACTCCAAACACGCTCGTTAGGAATGCGCTGGCTGCGCTTGCCGTAGGTTGTCGGGTCGGGCTGATCCATTATTCACTGCCAGCACAGCCGAAGAACGCCAAATTTATCGCGGCAATCGGAATCCTCTGCGGATTCAACAACCGCATTCGATGCTTTTCAGTATTCGAGAAGCGCTCCGAACTCCAATGAAACTCGACCGCATAGCCGAACTCGAAACCCTTGCCTTATCTGGCACGCAGGGAAAAAAGTCGGACGCAATCCGCGAATGCCTGGGAGAGATCCAGCGCCTACAGGCCCGCAAGGAAGCAGCGAAAGGCCCGAGCCTCCACGACGTCATGGTCTACGCAGAAGAGATCGGGTTGAACTCAGGTGAGCCCGAAAAGTTCTTCGACCATTTCAAGGCCAGGGGGTGGAAGATGGGGCGAACGGCGTCGGCGCCGATGCGTGATTTCAAGGCGGCGATGAGGAATTGGAAACGCAACTGCACTCCCGTCAATGGGACGCCAAAACCGACGAACACGTATGGCGTCGGGTAAATCTCTCCCGGCCGACATTGAAGCAGAACGCGGGCTCTTGAGCTCGATGATGCAGGGCGGGGCGGATGCGATCGCCGCGGTTCAGCATCGAATCAAAGATGATGGCCGTGAATGGTTCGCAACCCCCGTTTACGTGACGGTCTACAACGCATTGATCGACGATTGGCAGCAAGGCCACCCGTTCGACCTTATTCTGTTCACGGGGAAGCTGAGAGACGCGCAGTTGCTCGAGGCGATCGGTGGAGTGTCCGGCGTCACCGCCATTTTCACTGAGGTCCCCTCCCCTGCGAACCTCATTGGATATCTGGAACGCATGGCAGAAAAGCGCTGGTTGCGCCACGTCTATCGTATCGGCGAGACCATCAAGACAGCGGCAATCGACGACCAGGACGATGTGGCGGGCGTCCTGCGCACCGTGGAAGCCTCTCTATTGCGCATCGTGAGCCGAGACGGGAAATCAAAGAGCCGCAACATCCGGCGCATTGTGGGTGACATCATCGAGAACATGAGCGATCCCGAAAAGATTCTGGGCATCTCAACCGGCTTCTCGACCCTCGATGAACAGGTGGGCGGATTGGCGGAAGGGGCAAAGATCGTTTTGGCCGGCCTGATATCAGGTGGGAAAAGCGCTTTCGCACAGTGCATGGCGGCATCTTTGGCGGTGACCCGCAACATCCCGACCGCGATATTCTCTTTCGAGATGAGCGCTGAACAGGTGGCGCAACGCATCATCCAGATTCGGAGCGAGACGGCCGTTCGCAAGATCGCACGTCAAGAAGCGACGTTCTTTGAAACAGAGGCGTTCAGCAAAGCGGCCACGGAACTCGCCGAGTCCCCGTTGTGGATCATCGAGGAACGTCTGGACATCGCCGGGATTCGGTCGCGCTGTCTGCAACTGAAGCCGCGAATAGCGATCATCGACTATCTGCAAATTGTGCCAGAGCGAAAGCAGCGCGGAGAGAACACGACCGACAAACTGGACCGGATGAGCGCCGAAACAAAACAGATCGCTCACGACCTGGGAATGACGGTCATCGAGCTCTCCCAGCTCACGGTCGACGAGAAGACCGGCAAGGCGAAAACGCGAGGATCTCAGGGTATCACAGCCGATTCAGACCAGCTTTGGGTAATCGAGGGTGGCGAAGGCGAGGACGAATCAAAACCGATGATTCAGAAACAGATCAAGATCGCGAAGCAGCGGGACGGCGGGAGGCAGGCGGTGCCGTTCAACTTCGTGAAAGAGATCACTAAATTCAGGCAGCGAAAACAATCTGCGAATTGATACAGAATCTTGTTGACTTGAAACGGAAAACCGTTAATCTCGCGAATTATGAGTGAAGTGAGTGGACCGGGGCTGGCGATGGTGATTAAACCGACAATGACACTACGAGATTATTTCGCGGCGCATTGCCCATCTGATCTGGCGAAATGCAACGTACAGTCTGATGCCGAGAAAATCGCCGGACCATATCCCCCAGATGAAGATTTTCCGGCACAACTCATTTGGAACAATAAAGTCGAAGCTTTTCTGCGATACGCCTACGCGGACGCTATGCTGCACGAGCGTCTTACAGACAGGTTCCCGAATTCAGCAATAGAGTCGGCAGTTAAGTCATTCACGAAAAAAAGTCCAAGAGAGTGGCAACTTCTATTAACGCCTAGCGGTGAGGTTCAAGCGGCAATTCGGGTAACCGATGCTCGATACGTTTGTGTCGGCACCGTGCACGTTCGCGAAGTCCTACCATGACACCTCTCCAAAAATGGCTCCGCTGGCAGTTGGTAGTAATCCTGCCCATACTCGGGCTGATACTGGCCGCGCTTCTCTTAATCAGGCTCGGGTGGAGTCCAGGCCGGCAGCATGATATTGCGACAGAATTTAAGGAATACCGCGCTTCGCGTCACAGTGCGGTGGAGTGGAGATGAGATACTTTATCCACGTCCTAATGCCGCTGGGGTTTTTCATCTTCGGCTTTATGCGGCTGTTAATCTGTGACGATTGGCCCCGTTTTGCCGCCTACGCATCCGCCTCAATGTTGATGCTGGGCACGTCAATCGTCGCCAAGCTGTACGGATTAACATGAGCGCCGACACCCTCACATCCCTCTTGAACCGCTGCACCGCCATCATCAAGGCGAAGATCGTCACCGTGAAGGCATTGGCCGAGGACATCGGAGAGCACCCCGTGCGCGTGTCTGAATGGGTGATGCAGCGAACATTCGAGCCTCGGGGATCGGTGGCGATGAAGCTGCACGGCTGGGCTGAGAAAATGACGATTCGAATTGCGATGCTCGACCACGAAATTCAGCAGCGCTACCGAAGGGAATACAAGAAGGCGAACGCCCGCTTTCCCGTCAACGGGAGGAATTGAAACATGGGAGATCAACTCGCTACCCCCTTACACTGGCCGATTAGCTGGCCCCGCACGGCCCCGCACGCAAGAGAGAGTGGCGCATTCAAAGGAACCTTTGATTCAATACGTAGAGAGTTGGTACACGAGATTAATCAAATTGCCCTCGGACCACAGGCACGAACTCATATCCTCAGCAGCATAGTCATTTCCACGAATCTGCCATTGCGTCGAGACGGCTACCCGAGCGCCAGCGGGCCGCGGCCAACAGATCCCGGTGTGGCCGTCTATTTCACTAGGAAAAAGCAGGCAGTTTGTTTCGCCTGCGACAAATACAACGAAGTCTGGAAGAACATGCGGGCCATATCGAAAACCATTGAGGCGATGCGTGGAATCGAACGGTGGGGCAGTTCTCAACTGCTCGACAAGGCGTTTTCGGGGTTTGCGGCACTTCCGCCAAAGAGCGGGCCTGATTGCTGGGAGACGCTCGACATTCCTCCGAACTCGCCAGAGCAAGTGATTCTGGACGCATACCGCCGAAAGGCCCGCGAAGCCCACCCCGACAACGGCGGCACGCACGAACAATTTATTTCCATAACCTCAGCAAAGGACATCGCCCTTGCGACGATGAAACACGCAGCATGAAACCACCATCAGAAGAATCAGGCACGCTCGACATCTCAGGCATTCTAAACCAGGGAGAGTTCGAATGGGGGATCGTGAGCGCCACGGGGATGGTGTTCAAAGACGAAACCCCCGAGTCAGAGTGGAAGCGATACACCGAGGATCTCTGCCGACTTTACGAGAACACGGGCAAGCGGAGCGCCCAGGCCGCCATGATGCTCGGGGACGCTCTGCGGTTCGGCGAAGAGAAGTTCGGTGAGCGCTACGCAGACGTGATCGATGCGACCCGGGACTATATGCGGACGATCGGGATTAAGACCCTGCAAAACTGGCAGTGGATAGCGGGCAAGATCGCTCCCAACCGGCGCCATGCGAATCTATCGCTCGCTCACCATGAAGCGGTGGCGAGGCTGCCGGCTGATGAGCAGGACAAATTCCTGGCGAAAGCCGAGGAAGAGGCCATGACCGTGAAGGAACTGCGCGGGACGATCCGTGAAGCGCACCCCGGCAAGCCTCGGAAATCAAAGAGCGTGACCAAGCTTGATAACGAGCAGTCCGCGCTTCAGAAGATGATCGACGTTTCCAACTGGTTGAGCGAACACGCGGCCGAGATTAACGCGAAATGGAAGGCGCCGCTCGAGAAGGCCCATCTTGTGTATCGGCGGAAGTGGCAGAACGGGAGGGGGCGCAAGTGATAAACAATTACCCCATTTGGCAATTCTGGGTCTACACCATGTGCGTTTTGGGAGTGGGATTCTTCTTGTGCCTAATGACGCGAAAATGAAAAAGAAGCCCAACAAGCGCGTGACCCCACGGGCAGCAAGCCTCACCCGCATAGCCAAGACCCTCCGCATCAGGGCCATCGCATACAACCGAATGGCTCGGGCTTCAATGAAGGCCAAGGATGTGCGTTCTCAAGATCATTGGTACACGCGATCAATGGTCTGCCGTGACCTGGCATCCGAGTTCGACAACGAAGCACGGACACTGAGGGCGCAGAGGTAGGGTATGGCAAGGCGTCTACATACACGCGGCGCATACGCAGAGGACGGCAAAGCCCGTAGGCTAAAGGTGCGTGAGGAGGCTGGGCACCGCTGCATCAGGTGCCACCATCCATTCGAAACAGGGAAGCATGGCAAGGGAGAGTGGACCCCGTGCGACAAGCAATGCCAACATGGTGGACCAGTGAGGCTGAATACCAGGGCGCACACTGGCACGGTTGAAGCACAATGGCGCATCCTGACGGTCCACCACTTCGATGGCGACAAGGCGAACGACGCATGGTGGAACACGTTAGCGCTCTGCCAGCGCTGTCACCTGACCATCCAGTCGCGAGTAGATCCCGACATCCCTTTCTTCCTCGAGCACTCCGAATGGTCTAAACCCTACGTGGCTGGCTTCTATGCGTGGAAGTACGAAGGGCGCTTGATAACGAGAGAAGAGGCGGCAGCCCGCGAGGCCGAGTTGCTCCAATACGAAAGGCGGGTCCTTCCGTAAGTGTCCACTGTAGAGCAGGTTCCGTAACGCCCACTTTTTGTAGTTAGCGACAAAGCGTAAAAATGAGCCACTCACCCAAATTAGCCCAGCGACACCCGGTTCGGTTCGTGGCGAGCGAATTGGCAGTGGATCGAATGGCCTTGCAGCGGCGCCTGAAGACGGCCGGCGTGGACTATTCGAAGGGGATCTTGTTCCGAGAAGCGTTCGAAGTGCTGACGGCGAAGGCAGATCGCGATGCAGACCGGGACCGGCAGAGGAAGGCCGAGGCGGACACCGCGGAGATCACAGCGGCCGAGAAGCGCGGGACGTTGATGCTGAAGTCGGATGCCGCGGCGATGTGGGCTGATGTGACGATCGAGGTCCGCAGGGTGATTCAGTCGAGGAAGGAATGGGACTCCGCGAAACTCCTGGTCGAATTGGCGAAGCTGAAACCTGATTCATGAACACCCCAAGCAACCCCGTCCACTCTCTTACCGAGAGACTGGAGGAAATTGAGAAGCGAGCGAATGCAGCGACGAAAGGGCCGTGGGGAACAGGCGGGATTTTCAGTCCCGGCACAAAGGCTGAGTGGCAGCAAATTTGGAGTACCACTCCGAAGGGCCTTCAAAGCGGAGACATACTGGCAACCCGAATAGCTCCGGTAAACGCCGCTTTCATCGCCGCCTCCCGAACAGACATTCCTGCACTCGTTAAAGCGGTGCGCTACGGGCGAGAATGCTTCGTGAACCAAGTAGGTGCAGACAGCCCTATCCTTGTTTTTTATGATCGAAAGGTCGCCGCCCTCCTCTCCAATGAAGCAGCGGAGGAGCAAAAGACTTCGGGATTACCGGGAGGCGTTTAAAAAATGAGCGAAACACCACAGATTGCCTCAACCGTAGATTCCGTTATCGGAAGCAACCCTCCGCGCGATGGTCGCGAGTGGTATTGTGACTGCGCTCGATGCGGCTCGGACATCTATTGGGAAAGTTGCGGGGGGTGTGACGGCGAAGGGCGAACCGCACCCGGTGAACTCCACGAAGAAGATCCGCTCTGGTACGATCCAGACGATACCGAGCCTTGTCACCAATGCGGCGGCGAGGCTTCGTGGCCGACATGCCTTTCAACCCCTGAGTGGTGCGCCGCAAATCCACTTGATGGTCGCGAGTCCGTAGAGCGGAGCACACCTGAGTGGTTCGCTCTGAAAGCTAATTCTGTCCCTTCACCCTAACGAAAACCATATGACGCCTCCTTTAAATCCAAATCCGTCCCCTCTGTCTGAGCACCTATGAACACTGATACCGACTCTGAATCTGAAGACAAGAAGCACGAAGTTGCCACCACCGCTGCCTACGCGATTAAACATTGGGAACGCGATAATGGCCGGGATGCCGATAAAGCGGACATGGTTCCGTTCATCATCGAAGCGATCAACGCTTTCTCCCCCGGCAGCGCACCCGCTAAGACCGTCGAGACGGAAGATGACCGCACCGAAGTTGAAACGATGCTCGCTCTCCGCGCTGCCGACAAGATGGCGTGGATTTGTGACGATTGGGTTCAGCGCCACGTCATTGACGCGAGGAGCGCGCTTGCAGACGCGAGGTTGAGCTACGGCGAGCCGTTCAAGTATCGGTGGAGCAAACTAGAAGCGCCATCTGACCCCAGCGCATCGAAAAGCTCACCCGCGACCAGTGTCCACGGCGCAGCCGAAGGGGTGCAGACACTTGAAGAAATAGCGAGAGAGACTGCATCGACTGTTCTAGAATTATGCAGCGAAGGCGTGAGGGTGTCTTACTACAGCCAAGTTCCGGCAATCATCCTCGCCGCCCTAACCAAAGCAGCCTCCGTCCATCCCGCCCCTCTTGCCGTCAGGGGAGAGCAAGAGCGTTTAGAGAACGAAACCCCACTTGCGTATAAAGCAGGCGACGCGCCCCGACAGATTGCCTCTTCCCGCTACGTTGTCGGATTCATGTTCGACCCAACGTTTCAAAGGGTCGCACTCATCCGTAAAAACAAGCCGCAATGGCAAGCGGGATTACTTAACGGTATCGGTGGCAAGATTGAGCTGGGCGAAGAACCGGCGCACGCAATGCGTCGTGAGTTCATCGAAGAGGCTGGTCTGGACAGGTTCACATGGAGTCACTTCGCGACTCTGGCTGGCACGAATAATGACGGAGCAACGTTTGAGTTGGTTTGTTTCTGGACTTCGGACAGCTTGAACCTTTGCCGGTCGCAGGAGTCGGAGAAGATCGAGATTATCGACGTGGCGACAATCGCTGAGCGCGAAGACACCATTGGCAATTTGCCGTGGCTGATAACGCTCGCGCGCGACTGTGGGGCGGGCGTGTTTCCGCCTCGTATCGTAAAGGCCGACTACGGGCCTTCTGTGGTAAACGGGAACGATGGCCTTGAGCAAACAAGGGTTTCGTCTTCCAAATCCGTTCCCGCTACCCTCAAGGGAGAGGAGGAAGCGGAGCAGGAACCTCGGAAAGAGCACTGCATTCGCTGCAATCAACTGACCGACGATTGGGTTGATACCGAGCAAACACATGGCCGTTGTTGCCGACCTTGCGAGTCAATTATTTCGAGGGAAGCGGAGCAGGAAAAGACTTCGGGGATACCGGAGGCGGACGTAAGCGCAGAGGGAGCGTCTAAACAGAAGTGGCTCCCCATTGAATCCGCTCCGAAAGACGGGACGATAATCGACCTGTGGGCGAATGGGAACCGCCGCACTGACTGCTATTGGGGTAAGCCAGATCATTCCTGCGGGGAAGCCGGGTCATACTGCGATAGCGATTGGCACTCGGATGAACCGGGATGGGTTGATGGTTGTTTTGGAGAGTTCTTGCACGTCCAAGACGCTACGCACTGGATGCCACTTCCTGCCGCTCCATCTGTAGGACGGCCTGAGCGTGGTTCGATAACGCATCAGGTATCCGAGCCTCCTGCTTCGTCTCCAGATACCCCCGCTCCGTCAGAAAAAGTGTCCGCTGCCCTACCCGAGATTTCTGATTTAGAGATCGCGACATTTCTTACTGAATTTGACGAGGGGAAACATCCCTTGTCGCCGGAGGATGAGATTGCTTTAGAGCGAAGCCGTCCCGAGCTATTTAAGCTAGTAAAACGCATTCTCGCCACTCCCTCCGCTGCCCTACCCGGTACAGAGGAGAAGACGGATTTGGAGTAACCGGGAGCCGTTCACGCATTTTCAACCAAACCGACAGATTAACCGCCAACGCAAAACACCAACCTAGAAAGACCCTGAAATATGCCAATGGATTTCCCTGACCTAAGAAGCCTGAAAAGTGCCGCCCAAGTTCACAAGTTCCGCGACATCAACGACGGCGAGAGCGAGGACGATTATCGCACCGCCCTTGCCGATCACGTTCAACCCCGCGATTTCGTGGAGTCTTGCGAGATACGGAACAAAGTGGGCTGGGACAAGTTCACGGAGCCGCAGAATGTCGATTTAGTGCGCCGCAGTTTTCAGCGTCACAGGGAAATCTAATTCTGTCGCTATGATTAACGCCAACCAGCCTGCACGTCCGTTATCCAAAACCCCCGCTGTTGCTGCCCTTATGAGCGAAACGGAGCGTTGCCCAGAGTGCGGGATTCGACCTCCGGGGCACAAAATCATGTGCAAGACCGGGAACGACCGCGCGCGACGATACCAGCAAGGCATCGCTCGGAAGTATCGAAATCGAAAAAAGGGCGCAACAAAGTTCCCTGTTGCTGCCCTACCCGACAAGGAAGAGGAGCGAGAGAAGAAGAATTTAGGAATACCGGGAGCCGTATAAAGCAATGAAACCACCACGACAGATTACCCTGCCACAATTCGACGTTATCAGACTGCTTCGCATCCTAGCGGAACACGAATGTCATGATTGCGTTTGGTGGCACTGCGATCTGACGTTCTTCGTCGGTTGTAATGACGTGTTTTGTTGGGCCTGCGCTGACGCTGAGCCAGTCGCTTCTGAGGCAGACGTTGACGCCTTAGAGCAAGCCTTGAAAGACGCTGACGATGACGGAGCTATGTTGTATTGCGCTCGTAAACGCGGCATGAGGCCACAGGGCGCGTTGTATAAGCACATCGACCCCGCGAACAGACATTGGTTCGACGAATGCGGGCCAGAGCGTGAAGTCGGGCCTGGGAATCCAGCGCACCAGTCTTCTGTCGGACGTGGGAACGAAAAGGTATGACGGCTCCCGGTAATCCCCAAAGTCCCGTCCCTCCCGCCTTCAAGGAAGAGGACACGAAAGAGTTTTGAAGGCTGAGATTCAGGCCGCAATGACCGCAGGGGCCCGGGCGCTGATCTGGGCGGTGTGGGCAGAGAATATCCTTTCCAAACCGAAACGAAAGCCCTCCGTTTGGGCGAGCGAGGAGAGGATTCTGGCGCCTGGGCAGTCCCCGTTGTCATCAGGCGAGCCAATCCGGTACCGGCACGCGGTGATGCCGCATTGCGTGGATCCGATGGACGACGCGGACGACCAGGCGGTAAACAAGATCGTCCTTTGGTTCGCAATCCGCGACGGCAAGACGCTCGGGGTCTGCTGCAACATCATCGGGCGGACAGTAACGGATGACCCAGGGAACATCTATTCCGTGCATCCGACCAAGGATGACGTCGACCGTTTCTCGATCGGTGACATCGAGCCGATGATCGAAGCGTGTCTTGCTGGGTATTTTGTCGAGAAAAAGAGCCGGGACAGCGGTCGAACAGTGTCATTCAAGAAGTTCAAGGGCGGTTGGCTTCGAATCGTGAGCGCCGGCAGTCTCACGAAGTTCCGCGGCACGGCCGTAAAGGTTTTATTGCTACACGAACTCGATGCGCTGGATCCTGAAGCGATCTACAAGGCGTTTGGGCGGACCACTGGCTTTGCCGACGCGATTATCGTTCTGGAATCGACCGGGACATTGGCGCCGACCATCGACCCGGCAACGGGAGAGACTGTTTACAATTCAAACATCCACGAAGCCTACGACCAGGGCGACAAGCGAAAGTGGTTCTGTGAATGCGCGGCCTGCCATCACCTGCAGGTTATTCGCTACGGACATTTCAAGTGGCCGGCGGGGCGGATGGACCGGGCAACCTGCAACTGCGTAAAATGCGATTACGCGCACAACGAAGCGGAATGGAGGAAGATGGCTGCGGGCGGGCGCTGGTTCTCCACTGCCGGACTCACTGAGGAACAGGAATCGAACATCCTGCTGCACTACCACAAGGCGAAGGGGAAGGACCCGACCGTTCGGAGCTATTGGCGGAACGGGTTTACGTCCCTGCTCCCGACCGCGAAAGGGTTCAAGACCAAGCTGCATGAATTTGTTGCCAAAGGGGAGTCAGCCAAGACCAGCATCCCGGCTTTGCGGGTTTGGATGCAGGAGATGGCGGCCGAGCTCTGGGACCCAGAGTTGGAAGGCGAACCGCCGCCGGCATGGAAGCCGATCTTCGACCACCGGGAAGATTACGGGCTGACGGTGCCTGAAACGGGCCTGGTCCTGACCGCGTTCGTCGATTGCCAGTTGAACCGGCTCGAGGTCGGCTGGCGAGTCTGGGGGCGCAATGAAGAGTCGTGGGGGATGGATCATGTCGTGTTGGACGGCCATATTCGCGACCGGGAAGTGTGGCAGGCGTTGCGGTTCGAGTTGGCCCGGAAGTTCGAGCACGCGCTGGGCTGCACGATTCAGCTTTCCATGGGGTTGGTCGACGGCGGGGCCTACGCGGAAGATGTCTACCGCTTTTTCCAAAGACTGAGGTCTGATCCCGTCCCAGGATTGACCGGCCACGTCCGCGCATCAAAAGGCGTCGGCAAACACGGACACCCGATCATCACCCGCGGGATGTCGACCGTGGCGAAGAATTTAAAAGGCCACTACATCGGCACGTGGGAAGCCAAGGATCGCGTGTACGAGCGTCTACGGATGGAACCGGCCGAGGATGACCCCCGCGAAGGCATCATCCATTTCAACAAGCAGTACGGCGAAGAATATTTCCAACAACTCACCGCCGAGACGGTCACGATCACGTACGAGCGCGGGGTTGAGATTCGGAAATACGTCAACCCGAAATTGCTGCGGAACGAGGCGCTGGACATCGAGGTTGGCTGTTTGGCTGCACTCAGGGTTCATCCACGCAACTTCGACGCGATTGAAAAGGAATTGATTGCGAGAGCCGAGGAAGCGAAGGAACCCGCCAAGGCACCGCCCGCCCCCTCCCGTCAACGGGAAAGCAGTGGATGGGGGCCGGTACGCGGATTCAGGGTGTGAAGGAATACCGAGCAATCGTAGCTGATCCACCGTGGCCAATCACGGCGAGGATGGGCGCTGGCGGACGTCGAAAGCGAGCGACGGTCGTGCCTTACGGATTCATGTCAGTCGAGGAAATCACAAGGCTCCCTGTCGGTGAATTGTCGGCGGAAGGCGCGCATCTGTATCTTTGGGCAACCCGCCGCTATTTCCGCGAGGGCATCGCAGTGGCAGTGGCGCGGGCATGGGGCTTTGAGCCGTGCGGGGAGATTATCTGGGGCCTCCGCAACGCAGGCATGGGCGGTTTCAATGGTAACGGACACGAACCCGTTTTATTGGCATCACGCGGCGGTTTGCCGTGGCCAAAAAACGAGCTCCCGGCGGGGGTGAGCTTTTGGAAGCAACCCTACGCCAACGGAAAGATTCACAGTGCGAAGCCTGACGAGTTTATGAGATTGGTCGAGAAAGTGTCACCGGGGCCATACCTTGAGCTTTTTGCACGACCTTACACGCCACTGTTCCCGAAACGCGCGGGGTGGGACGTGTGGGGCAATGAGGTCGAGAAAGACGTAGAGATGGAATTGTCGCAGAATTGAAACAAGGCTTGCGCTGTTTCTCAAAAATGAGAAGAATAGCGGCACATGGCCGTTGACACCCTGACTCAGTTCCCCGCTGCGATCATCGCGGGCAACACCGTTCGCTTAAACATCTCGGATGGCGATTACCCGTCCAGTGATTGGGGTTTGGCGGTCGTGTTGAACGGGCCTGCGCTGAAAAACTTCGCCGCGTCCGCCGGTTCCAACAATTCCTTTGATCTCGTAATCACCGCCGCGCAAACCGCCGCGATCTCACCCGGCGAATACTCTGTGACGTTCGTTTACACCGAGACGGCCACGACTGAGCGGGCATCGCTCGACATGGGAACCGTGCAGGTGGTCGCAGACCCCACGGCGGAACTCGCATTGACCCAGGCGCAGGAAACACTGGCGGCGATGAAAACGGCGCTGCATACCCTCGCCTCAGGTGTGAATCAGGCTGTCAATTTCAACGGGCAAAGCTTCACGAAGAAGAATCTCGATGAACTGCAAGACGCCATCGGGCGGCAACAACTGATCGTCGACCGCGAACAAGCGCTGGTAGACCAGGCGCTTGGCCGGTCACGTTCCCGAAACATCTACACCGTCTTTGGCCGATGAAAGTTCTCGACCGTCTCAAATTCAAGATCCGCAAGTGGGCGCTGGGCAACCTCACTCGCGGGTTCTCGGAAATCTCCTCAGTCGGCAGGCAGCAAACGGACTGGATCATGTCCGGCATCACCGATGACGCCGACCTGCAGTCGAACTGGTCGCTTCTCGTTCAGTACAGCCGCGACTTGTTCAAAATGAACCCCTACATGCGGAAATTCCGCGTGGATCTCATCGCCAACGTTTTCGGCGCCACCGGCATTATCTTGCAAATGAAGATCAAGGAGGAAGCCGACCGCGTGGTGTATGCCGCGGAGGAAAAATCATGGCTGGAAGCGAAACGGCGTTCCCGGAAAGAATTGGTCGAGCGTGCCGAGAAGCACGGCATAAAACTGCGAACCCGTGAATTCTTCGTGGAAGAAACGACCGGCCAGAACGGCAGCACCCGCACCAAGGCGGTAATCAAAACGGGTCAGCCTGACGCCTACGCGAACAACCTGATTGAGCGAGCCTGGAAGCGCTGGCAGTTGAAGCAGAATTGCACGGTTGGCCGGCGGCACTCCTACCAGCAAACCCGCCATCAGCGCCTCATTATGTGCGCCCGCGACGGGGACGTGTTCATTCGACTTCTGCGTTGGCGCAAGGGCGACAAGTCCGCACCGATCGATAACAACTTCGGTTTCGCTATCCAACTGATTTCATCGGAATGGGTCGATCACAGCATCAACCAGCTTTTGGACAACGGTCGCCACGTCAAAATGGGGATCGAATACGACAAGTGGGGCGCGGCGGTCGCGTATTACGTGATAAATCGGCAACCGAACGATTGGCGGCACTATTCCATGCCAGCATCTCGCGGCGGCATCAGTAATTGCGAGCGCGTGGAAGCGCCGGACATGATCCACTATTGCCAGTTCGAGGATTCGGAGAGCGGTCGCGGGGCGCCGTGGATCGCTTCAATCATGTCGAAACTGCGGCACCTCGACAAATACAGCGAAGCGGAAGTCATCAGCGCCCGAGCGGAGGCGTGCAAGGGCGGTCACTATCAGGCAACTGTGCCGGGGGTAGTGCCAGAAGACCTGGCTGAGTATATCCAAAAGATCAGTGAAAACGGGAAGCGCCTGACTGATTCAGTTGAGCCCGCGATGTGGAAAACGCTCCCGTACGGCTACGAAGCCAAAGCGCACGACCCGAAGCATCCGAGCGGCAACTTTCCGGCATTCAAGAAAGAGATGATTCGCGAAGTCTGCGCAGGAGCGGGCGACCAATACAACATCATGGCCGGCGACCTTGAGGGCGTGAATTACTCTTCGATGAGGGCCGGGTCGCTCGATATCCGCGAGCTGTGGACGTTGACCCAGGAGTTCGACATCGAGACGGCAGAGATTCCGATTTTCTCCGCGTGGCTTGAGATGGCCTTGGCCAATGGCGCGATTCCGTTGCCGTTGACCAAGTTTGAGAAATTCAATCAGCCGCAATTCCAAGGCCGCCGATGGCCCTGGGTCGATCCTTTGAAAGATGCAAAGGCAGACCAGCAAGCGATCGATTCTATGCTCGATAGCCGAACTCGCATCTGCAATGAGAACGGAAAAGACTTCGAAGAGATCATCGAGGAACAGGCCATCGAAAAAATCCTAATGGAAGAGGCCGGGCTGTATGTCAGCAACGCCGACAGCTCTGGCACTGAGGAATTCGAAGAGGAACCGGAAGACGATGAGGGCGAAGAAGAAAAGCCCCCAAAGAAAACCCCGAAAAAGAAAAGCCGGCCGCGAGCTGGCGCACGCGCATGAAAAAGAAACTTATCAACGGTCAGAAACTCCCGCCGCAGTTTCGAACAGCCAGAATTCAAATTGAAGACGCACCCGGCACCGGGAACGTCCGAGCCGAGATTGACGAATCAAACCGCGTCGTCAAAAACGTCAGCGTCTCCAGTGACGAACCGCACGACCGATACTACGGAACGGAGATTCTCTCGCACGAACCAGGCGCGGTGAATCTCTCCCGCGTGACCAGCGGAGCGTCGCCGCTTCTCTTCAACCACGACCGAGATACGCTCATTGGCAAAGTGTCGAACCCGCAACTGCGGGACGGGAAACTTTACGTGGACCTAAAATTCTCGCAGAGCGAAGCCGGCGTGCAGATGCTCAAGGATCTTCTCGATGGGATTCTTACCGAATGCTCGATTGGTTACGACGTCGATAAATTCGAGGTTGACGAAAAGGAGGAAACCTACCTGGCAACGAAGTGGACTCTGTACGAATGCAGCCTGGTTTCTATCCCCGCGGATTTCACCGTTGGAGTCGGCCGGGCTTTCGAGCAGGAAGAAAAAACAGTTGAAATAGAAAAAAAATCTCTTGACGACACTCGCAGAAATGAGAATAACGATTCTCAAGAGCGAGAAAATTCTCACAAAAGCGAAACTCCTATGAAAAAGCGCAACTTCCTGTTCGAGGCCGACAAAGGCGATAACGCAACGACCGGCACCACCTCCGCCGAAGTCACAAACGCCGAACAACGCGGCCAACAGAGAGGCGCTGAGATTGAGCGCAATCGAGTCAATGGCATCAACGATCTCGTGAAACATTTTGCCGCAAAAGGACTTGGCGGCCGGAAGATCGATACAGCCGAAGTCGCCGCACAGCACATCAAGGAAGGGAAAAGTGTGCAGGACTTCAAAGACGCTGTGATGACCGGAACTTTTTCGGAAGTGAAGGCAATCCAGACCCCGGACAGCGACGGCAAGATTGAAGTGGTCGGAGAGCGCGACAAGAATGGCTCAAAACGCGAAAGCATCGGCGCGCAGTTCGTGAACTCGAAAGATTTCCAAGCGCGCGGAAAATTGACCGGACAACGCCGAGATATTGCGATTGAAACCGATATCGCCATTCTCGGCATTCGCGGCAAGGTCGCAATGGCAGAGCGCGCTGGATTCACTTCCTCGGATCTAGCGGCCGTCAACGTGCAGATTCAGCCGCAGGTTCTCGGCTTGGGAATGCAGCGGTTGACAATCATGGACATGCTGGCGCCAGGCACGATCGGCGCGGCGGCTCTCATCTATCCCCGTGAGAACAGTTTTGGCACAGTGGACGGAGTGGCGGTTCCTGCGGCCAGCGGTAACGCGCCGGGAATGCCGATGGCCGGCATGGTTGGGGAACGCGGATTGAAACCAAATTGGGAACCTGATTTGGCGACTCAAACCGAAGGCGTCAAGAAAGTCGCGGTCACAACCAAAGTGCCGGATGAATTCATGGCTGATTTCCCCGCCGCCCGGAGCTATATCGACAATCGGCTCCCGTTCATGGTGGACAACCGAACCGAACAGCAGATCCTCTACGGAGACGGACTCGGTAACAATTTGAAGGGCATCTTCACGACGGCAGGCGTGCAAACGCGCGCCATCGTGACAACTGATGATCGAACGGTCGCTGATTCCCTGAAGAAAGGACTGACCGACATCGAAGTTGGATCACTTTTCGAACCGGATGGCTACGCCTTCCATCCCTACGATTGGGAAACGGCTAGCCTCCTGAAAGACAGCCAGGGGCGCTACCTAATGGGTGGACCGTTCTACATCCCTTATGGTTACGGGGTGTTCATGGAGATGTACACTTTCTGGGGCAAGCCGGTCGTGAAAACAACTGCGGTGCAATACGGGCGTCCGGTGGCCGGCTGCTGGAAGCTCGGAGCGCAGTATTTCATGCGCGAAGGAATGCGGATCGAAATGACCAACGCGAACGAAGACGACTTCCGCCGCAACCTCATCATGCTCCGCGCCGAGCACCGGCTGCTGTTGGCAACCTACCGCCCCGCCTGCTTCCTGGAATTTACCGGATTCCCGGCCCGCTCGTAATAAATTTGGAGTCAGCGAACCACATCGAACACCCTATGAAAAAAATCACGTCCCTCTTCGCGATCATCGCACTCACCGCGTTGGCTATGCCTGCCTTAGCGCAGGACTCCACCGTCAAGACCGTCTCTTTGTACGAGTATGCCGGCGTTCCCGCCAACGGAACAAGCGAGGTCGACACCCTTACGATTCAAACGAGCACGTCTGCCGGCACGTTCACGATCGCCGTCGCTGGCGGGCGGACTACCGCGCCGATCACTTGGAGCGCTACGGACGCCACCTTGATCGCAGATATTGACGCAAAACTCGAAGCCCTTTCCGTGATTGGATCTGGCGGGGTTGTGGTGTCTGCCGGGACTGGCACGAGCGGCATCGGCACTTATTTGATCACGATGGCGGGGAAAAATGCGCGCAAGGACATGCCTGCGCTAAGCATCGGAACAAACTCGCTCACGGGCGGCGCTGCTCCGACATTGACGACAACTACCGCAGGGGTAGCGGCAACTTGGGGTGATGCGCCAATCGGAACATTAGTGAAAGATTCGACCAACGGTGAGCTGTATCAAAATATCAGCACGACCAAGGATTCTCCGAATTGGCAGCTATTCCGAGGATGGAAAAGTGGATCGGGCGGAGCGGTAACGCAGATCACCAGCCGCGCCACAGGAGTAACTCTCGACAAGCGAGTTGGTAAAATCACGACCACTGCGGACAGTCTAGCGGCTGTTACCCCGGCCATTTTTACGGTGACAAATTCGACCGTGGCTGCGACAGACAACATCATTCTTACGAAAGTCTCTGGCGACGTGGACACGCAGGTGAGCGTCAATTCAGTGGGTGCGGGCAGCTTCACCGTCTTAATCTGGAACACTCACGCGAGCGGAGCTGATACAACCGCCACGGTAATGAATTTTGAAGTTCGCAAAGGCGCGATCGATTAACCGGGAGGCTTCCATGATATCGTCCAAAACCTATTATCTCACTGCGGATCGCCAGAACGTTGTTGAAGAGGGCGACCCCAAGGCGCAATTTCTTCTCGTCCGAGCAGGAAATGAAATTCCCGACGCCCAGGCCGAGCAGTACGGAATAAAGGGCGACAAGAAGGCGGCGCCCGCATCCGAAGCCCCGCCGGCATCCTCCGACTCTGGCCCTGAGCCAAAGAACCGTGAACAGGCCATGCCCAAGCTGAAGACGCGGGGCAAACGCAGCAAATAACCATGGCCGAGCCAAAGAAGTCCGAGGTAGATTTTCAAAAGGCTTTTGAGACCGAGCAGGAGAAAGCGGGCATTGCCGTTCATCTCCCGCGGGCGGGCGAACCAGGCCACCCATTGACGGCGCCCGTTGACGGGAAAAAGAAACCTGACGGGAAGTAGGAGCGTCGCGACATGGCGACGATCGACGAAAGCCGCCAAGCCTTTCGAGAACTGAGGGACTCGCTACCGGCGACGATCTCATTCAACGGCATCGAGAAAACCGGCATCTCGCATTCCATCAGCTTGAAGCGGATGGCGCACTTGAACGGGATGGATGTCGAAGCGAGCAGCGAGTTCGAGCTGGAAGACGCAGATTTCGCGGAGCTGGTTGAGAACGGGCTGAAGGATCGCGTCAGCGCAGTGACCGTCACAACTTCGCTCGGAACTGAGGAGTTGACCTACATGGCGAAAGACGCTCACCCCAACTCGGCCACCGTGCATATGTTTCTCGGTAAATCGAACTAGCTATGCCTGTCATAGTCGACACCAGCCACCTTCAAGACTTCTGCAAGCGGATCGCAGCGATGCCGCCCCTCGGCACGAATGCCTGGAACGTTATGCTGCATGAGGTCGCGAGGATTCTGGAGAACTGCGTCAGGCTGACCACGCGGGCGAATGTCGAGCGAATCAAGCGCAGCATCGCGTTCAAGAATCGCACTCTGATGGGGCCCGGGAGCAGTGTTCCAATCGTCTACATCACCAAGGCCGGGATTGCGTGGTATGCGGACTTCCCAGGGGCGCAATACGAAGGGGTAGCCAAGGGGAAGCGGGCCGGTGGACGAACGTTTCACCCGATGACCGAATTCTTCCGCTACGGGCAACCGCGGTGGTCGCGGTATCAGCAACTCCTGATGGACCTAAAGAATAAACAGATCGACGTGCGCGCAGTGCTGGGGCGGGCTGGCCAGACGTGGGTGCAGATGGCCGATGCCGCCGGCATTCCGTTGACGGGAATCCCTGCTTACATCCGCGACGCACCCGCGTTCAAGGGGAACACGAAACGCCACGGGCTCGCTCGCAAGTTCCGCAACGCAGATTCGATGTGGCTGGAGATGATTAACCAGGGGCGAATCATGCTTGGTACAATCGATGGGAACCGGATCCTGCAAACGTCGATCAATGGGCGCTATCAATATTTTCGGAGAAACATGGAGCACGGCGTTTTTGAAGACGTGAAACAGATCGCCCGCGCATACCCTAGCCTGAAAGTCGCCGCATGATTGGAACACTCGAACAGCTTTTTGAGTACGAGCGGGTAGAGGACGCCTGGGCAGCCATCCTGAAGGGGAAGGGTCACGCGGTGTATCTTGAATTCTCCGACCAAGACCGGGACGCGCAAAAGGAGCCCTACATCGAAGTGCAGTTGAACAGCGTCGTTCCGCTGGGCCAGCTTTACCCGTACAATGGCGAGTTGCTCCCGTCTTGGTGGAAAGGGAGCCTGATTACCCGCGTGGTGACGATGCGCGGCGTGAACAGCGACAAACAGCGCGTGATGACCGGACGGGTGCGGATTGAGATACAACGTTACCGGAACAGCTTCACCGAGGCGCGCTTGCCGTTCCACGCGGTCGCAGAATTGAGAGAGACTGGGCTGACCCGCGGCGTTGACGGCACGAATGACTGGTCGGAGATCACGGCCGATATCACGTTCCACGTTCGAGACGATGCTTGGCCGAAATGAGAATCTTCTCATCCATGAGAATTTCAGTTGCATAATTGAGACGAACCCTTAAGAATTGAAACACCATGCCACAGCCCTCTACCGTCATTGATGCGCCGGCTTCGCAAACCGTCCGGCACGGATCGCAACTCGTAACCTTCTCGACGGCTGGGCAGTTGGTGGCCGAGGAGATCACCTACACCAAGGGCAGCCGCGCCTTGGATCAAATGGATGAGATGGGCAAGCCGAGCAAATCAGCTTACGTCACGACCAAGGGAACGGGCTCGATGACCATTCAACTCAAAACCTCCACCACGCGCATAGCTTTCGGTGAGACGGGCAGCTTTCTTGACACCGACGGGGCCACGGCCATTCCATTCATCGTGACTGAGGTTGGTCCGCGTTTCAATCAGGCGGAAGCGACCAAAATCAATATCGCGTTCTCCGAGGACTTGAATTAGCGGGGAGGCTTAGCGAGATCCATGAATCTCGGCCAAGCACTAGCCCGCGCTAAGCAGGTAGAGGACGCCATACGCGAGCGGGCGTTACTGCCCATAAATCTCTCGATTAACGGAATCGAGGTCCGGCAATTCACTCTCGAACATTGGATGATTCTTTCGCAGATACGCTCACCGTTCTTCACTGGGCAGATTCCAGACGTGGCGGACATCGGCCTTTTCTTGTGGGTGGTGAGCCCGGAATATGACCCGCGAGACTTCACGACCGGCGGGCGAATCGGAAAGCTGCGGCGGTGGCTGGCGGGGCGCCGTCGCCGAGCGTTCCTGAAACGAATTGTATGGCACCCGCGCTGGCTCAATTTCGAGCCTGGGATTCGCCGCTACATCAAACGCGCCTTCATGGACCGTCCGGCCTCGAGCAGCTCAGGCAAGGCAATCTCGGCGGGTCTAGGGGCGAGCATGGTTCACCGGATCGCATACGCCTACGGGTGGGACCGGGACAAGATCATGCAGACGCCGCTGACCGAGTTGTTCCAATACCTGAATTGGATCGGAGCGAACCAGCCGCAATTCAAACCCCTGCAAGATGCGGTGGTGTTGCGCTTCTATGATCGGGAAGAGGCGAAGAAGGCTAATCGGCCATTGAACGGAGTCGAAGCCAATGGCCGATAAAATTACATGGCTGTTGGGGGCGGACACCAGCCAGGTGCGCGCCGAGATGTCGAAAACCATTCAGGGCGTCAAAGACATGGGACGCGGCGTGTCGGATGCCTTGGACAAGACCGACCGGAGGCAAAAGAGCCTGCTCGAAAGCAACAACAAGGTCACGAATCAGTTCCAGGGGTTTTCGAGAACGTTGATGAACGCATCGAGCGCGGCGGATGTAGCCTCGGCTTCTCTCGATCGATTGGAGAACAGCCTGAATTTGTCGCTTGGGGGCGGCATCGCATTGGCAGGCGGCGCGGTCATAATCGATCAGCTCAGTAAATTTCAAAAGGCATACTTGGAGTTGAACACGGAGAGGGCCAAACTTTCCAAGGCCCGCCCGGATGCCGCGTTTCAGTCCATGGCGGGAATCCAAAGCCATCTCGAAAAACTTATCTCACTGCGGGAGCGATTAGAGAAGGTGCAGAAAGCGCCCTACTCCCGGTTGGGGCAGGATATCGCGGGAGGAGGCGGCAGCCCGTTCGGGTTCATTCTTGGGGCCGTGGCGGAGGATGCAGGCCGCAAGAAACAAATCGCCGATCTGTCGAAAATGGAGGACCAGGCCATTCGCGACATGGTAGGGAAACGCCGCGAACAATCCGACATAAAGGCGAGCAACGCTCCGGGCTTTGAAAAGGAAGCAATGGAGGCCGGAATTAAATTCCGCGAGCTCGGTTCTTCAGTGGCTACGCAGACCCAGGCGTTCATTGAACTGACCCAGACAATTCGGGAGATCACGAAGAAGTATAACGACATGAAAGCGGAGCGGGCCGGAATGAGTTTAAAAGAACTCGCCGACACGCCCTCCGCATCCAGTGGGTTCAATTCAGACGGAACTACATGGTCCATCTCTTACGAGCGGTGGAAAGCCGGCGAGGATGCCCGCAAAGCGATGGCTCTAGAAGCGCAAGGGGAGGCCGCAAGACTCAATTTCGACCCCGTAGGCGCGAACACTGCCTTTAACGCGGCCGGTGAAATGAAGGACTCCATCACTAACCTGAAGCCGAGCGAAAAGATGTCTTCTGACTTCAAGGGAGCTCTTAGCGTCACCGAAGAACGGTTACAGGAGATCGCCACAAACACGGCTCAGCCCATCGTGAACAAATAGGTCATGCCCCAGCCACCCACAGTAATAGACGCACCCGCCGGACAGTCGGTCATTCATGGGACGCAGGTAATCACATTCCCGAATGCGGGGGCGTCGGTCGTGGAAGAGATTGTTTTCAACAAGGCGCTTCGAGGTATCGATTGGCCGGACGAAACTACCGAGTTCGGGGCCATTACCTCCTCGGCCTATTCCACAGTGAAAGGCGTTGGCACAATGACGGTGCAGTTTAGAACCGCAGCGTCCTTCATCGCGATAGGTGACATATTCGATCTAATAATACCTCCATCGATCTCAGTTCCTTGCCGGGTAACCGACATCGGGAATGTTAGCCGACAGGGCGAAGTGTCGAAAATGCAAGTGAGCTTCGCGGAGCGGCTGCATCTTAGTCCGTTAAACAAGCTGCATTTTTTCGATAACATTGGGGACACGGCAATTCCCTGCGGGGCTATCCGGTTCTCACGTCCAATCGCTACCGCTGGCACTGACTCTCTCGTGATTACGCAACGCTTTTGTCAGAAGCGCACCTATTGGAATCCCCTCCCTCTTAACACGGTGGGTCCGTACGGTGGCGGGCCGTTCTACCTGGTGGAAGAAACGCAACTGCAAGATGTAGGCATTGCCGGAATGGTTGAGTGGGATCGCGTCTGGGCTCGCAAACCCGCCAGTCGACAGGAGCCGGGATCGTACAGCAAGACCTACAAGAAGCTGTTTAAGCAGTGGACGGACGGCAATCTTACGGCGGTAGCGATAGCGGCCAGGACCAAGACCATCCAGGTCAATGTCATCTATGACTATTACCTTCAGGGCCAGACCATCGGCCTATTTCAAGGCGTGCCAGATGTAGCGGTGCAGTCAGTCGGAATATTTACCTGGGTGGAAGCAAGCGACGGGTTCCCTTTCAATCCGGCCAGCGGAAGTCAGCCGGACACAAATAATTACGTGCATTTTCTGGCAGGCTCAATCGAGCCGTGGATGGGGGCGATTTACGTTCGAAAGACAATTTACGGATGATTCAAAAACTTGCAGCCGACCAACCCGTGGATCAGAACTGGAAGACGATCAACGCTCTGATCGACGTGGTGAACGCTATCGGCGAATTGAAAATCAAAGTTCACGCCAAGGCCGTTGTTGGACACCTAGAGGGCACGCAAGTAAGTGTGCCTCCTTGCATAACAAATGGCCGGGTTGATCGAACAGAGGGCGGACTAACCATCGTGATCGAGTAACAACCTTTTATGGCCGCTGAAAATTACGCAACCGAAATAGCCCCGAAGCCGTCTGCCTTGATTCGCGAGCAGACGCCACCCGAACCGTGGTTCATTCACACCGAACCCACCCCGCCAGCGGGAGCGCCCGTCTATCCGGGTACGCTCAATTCCATCGAGCGGTTGGAAGTGGATCGATGGCTGGTCGCGATCCCAGGCCAGCGTGAGGAAATTCTCTCAGGCATGACAACGCGCGCCGCCATCTTGAAGGTGGCCGAGTTCGAAGCGTATTACGCTGACCCTGCGTACCAGGCTTGGGTGATTGAAAATAAACTGGAGCGAGTGAAGCAGTGGCGAAACGAAATTGCCGAGGCGGTCACAGGAAGCACCGCTGACACGCCGGACGCCTGCGCCATTCCCGTTTACGCGATTGACAGCGGCGTGATCGGTGGCGGCACGGTGGTCATTTCCCTGACCTGCGCCACCGGAGGCGCGACCATTCATTGCCGGCAGGATAGCGGCGGCTGGTTCGTCTACACCGCCCCGGTCAGCGTCCTTCTCGGTTCAACCCTCTTTTGGTACGCGACCGCATCCGGTCTGGCGAATTCCGACACGGACTTGCTGCAAAACGTATAAAGCTTTCGAAACCCCAAACCTGAAATAACACCATGGCTGATTACTCTGTTGCACCCGCAAACGTGCTGGCTTCCGCCCACGCGAAACGCTTTCAAATGCCCGGATTCACCCTGCAAGGGGATTCCGTTCCCGTGCCGAACCAGTGTATTGCCGGCGCCACGATCACGGCCGGAATGCCCGTGTTCCAGGGAACCGACGATCTTTTCTATCCGGCAGACGCTACGCCTCTCGCCCCCGCCACGTCAGGATCTCTTGTTGTCGGGAAGCGGTATGTCATCACCACCTATGCGGCCAGCGACGATTTCACAAACGTTGGTGCGGCCTCGAACGCGACCGGCGTTGTCTTCAAAGCGACCGGCACGACTCCAACAACGTGGTCGAACGGCAGCACGGTGAGCGAAGAGGATGCCACTTATAAAGCGGTCGGCATCGCGGAGAACTCGGCCAGCCCGGGGCAGGTCGTTGGCGTTGTGACGGAAGACCCATTCTTTAAACCTGGCTGCACCTTGGCGATCGGGGACATTCCGGTTGTGTCGGGATTGAACTCGGGCGGGCTGGGGAAATCCACCGACATGACCACCAACTGGTATGTCTCACCCTTGGGCGTGGCCTACAGCACCACGCATATGGTGTTGAAGCCGTGCCGATCGGATGCAGCGCGGTTGTAATTGAAACAAAAGCCTTTCAAAAATGAGAATCTCTCTCATAATTGCGACAGACCATGTTCTCGCCGAATTTCGATCTCATCCTTAACCTGGCCGACCCGCAGGCAACTGGCCGACTAACTCTCGATGGTTCCCGCGTTGTAGAAGGCACTCGCAAGCCTGGGAGATTGATACGGAACGACGCCGGCATGGCCCGAATCCGTGCCTGCGTCCCGAGTACGACCGGCGAACGCGCCTTTGATGACGTCGACCTTTCGGCAGCCAGCGTTCGCATGGCCTTGGGCGCGGTGGATCGCGTCCCATCAACGGGAACGTTTCCGTTGGCCCCGGTCGCTCCGCAAACCCTTGGGCTACTGACTGCGACGAAACGCTATCTCATCACCAGCTACGAGGCCGGGGACAGCTTCCTGAATGTGGGGGCGACAGCTAACGCCACGGGCAACATCTTCACCGCGACCGGAACCACTCCGACCACTTGGACGAACGGGAGCGCGCTGCAAGAGATCACGACCGAGATTGCAGTGGACGCTACCGCCGCCCAGGTGCAGGCCGCATTGAACGCCACAGCGGCCATCACAGCCCTTGGGGGTGTCACCGTGACCCGTCCCAAGGTCGGGGCGTATGAAGTGACCTTTGCGGGGGCATTCGGGGCGCGTACGGCCATCTCGGGGCCCGTCAATGCCAACATGGCGCCGCTCTCGGTGGTCGTGGTGTCACGGGTGCAGGCCGGAACCACGGCGCTTCACGAAGTGCAGGCCATTCGGATAGTGGCAAACCCGTATTGCTTCGCCACGCTCTCCACGCCGCTTCCGGTTGCCGCGGCACAGGTTGCGACATTGCAGTTGGCCTCGGCTGATCTCCCCGCAACGAAACGTCTCACGCTCGATCCCGTTCCCTACGCCGGGACAGTCCTTATCACGGTTGACGGGTACACGTTCCAGGCACCTTTCGACGCGACCGAAGCGCAGATGCAATCCTTTCTGAAGGCCGGCCGCTACATCGTGACCCGTCGCGCTTCAAACGCCTGGGAATTCAGCGGAGTGGACGCCAACCAAGACGTGGCGGTGTCGGCGGACGTGACGCATCTCGTTGTCCCAATCGGAGTCTCGGGGAACATGCCGCTCAATACCGTGGGGATGTTCCAGGCGTTCAACGCAACCGAGGCCACGGTTCTGCGGTTGCTGCTCGAGGTTGAGATACAATTCGCAGGGCAAGCCGCGCAGAAGTTTTACCATGAGGTTCACGAAGCACACCGCGATCTGATCGACCCGGGAACGATGGTCACCGCGGCCATGATGAGTTTCGTCTCGATGACGGCCATCGCGGACAATCTGATTTACTCACGAACCGTCACCGCTCTGCGGGGCGGGGCGTTCTCGCTTGAGTCCGTGGCCACCACCGCTCTGACGCTCGACACGATTTACGTCATTCTCATCAACGGCTATCCGCAGACCTGGATTCTCCGCGCTGGCGCTGCCGATGCCGGCGACCCAACGGGTGAAGTCGCCCCGCTCGATTACCACGCCACGACCAACAACAAGCACTGGGAGATGTCGGGATGGTAAGGGCAATACTCGCGAGCTTGCTGATTGTCGGTACGCTCGCCGCGGCACCGCAGCCGCTTCAGGTCGACACGCAATCGAAGGAGCTCATCCAGACCGAGCTCAACCTAAAGTCCGTCACGCTCACTCTCGGAAGTATCGTCGTGAGCGATGCGGCGGGAACTCGCGTGTTCGACCTGGGATCCACGAACGGAACCAGGATTGGCGACACGGGGGATAAGCTGGCGTTCTGGGGTGCAGCCCCGATCGTACGGCCGAGTGGCAACGTGTTCACCGCGTTAGTCGCAATGGGCGCGATCACCTCCCCTAGTTTGACCGAGGCGAACATCAGCGGGCTCTCTGGGTCACTCTCAGGCAAACAACCGCTCGACTCAGACCTGACGGCAATCTCTGCCTTGGCGACCACTGCATATGGCCGTGGCGCTCTCATCCAGGCTGACGGGACCGCGTTCATCACCTACCTAGGCAAAACCACTCTGGCTGGTTACGGCATTGTGGATGGGCAACCGCTTGATTCAGACCTGACGGCGCTGGCCGGGGTGACAACAACCGCTTTCGGCCGGGACTTCAATGCGTTGGCCGATGCAGCGGCGGCACGTTCAAAGATTGGCGCGGTGGCTCTCAGTGACTTCGTTCTTCCGTCTGACACTCCAGATGTAGCAACGTTTTTCCTGACCGGGTACGACGCCACGACCGGAGACTTCATTACGGCAAAACCAGCGTTCTCAGACCTCACCGGGACGGCCACCGCCGCGCAGGTCCCGAACCTTGATGCTGCGAAGATCACCACCGGGGCATTCGATCCCGCCCGGATTCCTTCCCTTGATGCCGCGAAGATCACGACGGGAACTCTTGACGTCGCCCGCATCCCCGATCTGGACGCGACCAAAATCACAACCGGCGCGCTGAACAAATTGCGGCAACACGCCACGACCGCTTACACCGACACGACCAGCACGTGGACGATGGCGCAAGACTTCATCTCCCACACCACAGGCAGCGTCACCCTGCGATCGCTCGCGAATCCAGGTGCGCCAACAGTCGGCAACACTGGCGTACCTGGGATATCCACTTGGTCCTACCGCATTGTGGCAAAGCTGGGCGATGGAACTGAAACCGTTGGCGGCACAACCGGGACCACAACCACCGGCAACGCGACTCTCGACACGAACAATTTCAACACCCTGAGTTGGACGGCTGTTTCAGGGGCGGTGACGTATGACATTTACCGCACGGTGGCGGGTCTGAGCCCCAGCACGCTCGGCAAGATCACGAACACCGCTTCGACTTCCTACAATGACCAGGGCGCGGCGGGCAATCTCGCGGCTGTTCCGACCACGAATTCCACGGGTGGCATTCAATGGCTGGCGGATAACACTTCCGACATTGGCGGGGCGGCAACGGCACGACCCCGCGATGTCAACGCGGGGCGCAACGTCAACGCCGTGGGAGGCAACTTCACCACGGTTGCCAGTACAACTACCACGGCCACGACCAGCGTCACAGGGCCGATTCGGGACAAGGGCGGGCAAGTCTTTAACGTCGCCGCCTATGCCACCGGGTCCGCTGGCGTCCCTGACGACGCTTTTGATGACACCGCCGCCGTCACCGCAGCCATCTCGGCAGCCGGCGCTAATCCCGTTCTGTTTTTCGCTGAAGGCACTTGGCTGTTGAATGACGTTCAGCCTCCCACCGGCACCAAAATAATTGGAGCGGGGCGCGGTGTAACGATTCTCAAAAAGCTCAGTGGCGCGTCTAATGGTTTCGTTCTCAGATTTCAAAACACCACGTCAAACGTGACCGTTCGGGATCTGACGTTGGACGGCAACCGCGGCAATATCAGCGTCACCCCGCTCCAATTCGATTTCGTTCTCGGCATCGGTGGAACTCACGCTCTTGTCGAGAACGTTGAGATTAAACACGGCGAATCAAATGGCGCATTTGTTGGAGACACCTTTATTGACGCAACAGCCGCGACCTTTCGCAACTGCTGGATCCACAGCAATGGCGGAACGATCAATGCCACCGGATATGGCACTGGCATTCTGACCGGCGGCGCGGTTCTTCCTAGTTATCTCACGATCGAGAATTGCCTGATTGAGAACAATTACAACACTGTCACCCAGCCTAACGATTCTTGTGGCGTCAATCTCACGGTTGCGTTTGGGGCGAAGGTCTTAAACAACACGTTTCGAAACAATTACAACGTGGGTGGAGGACAGGTGACGTGCAATTCAGGCGGCACCGGGAGCACTTACATCGGTTGCATCGTGACAGGCAACCATGTGTCCCGAACCGGCTCGTTCGGCGGTGATTCAACGAATGGAATTGAAATTCAAAGCCGAGGGTTCACGATCACGGATAACATAATCGATGGTTTCTCCACCGCTGGCATCAACCCCGTGGTTGCCGCTGGATCAGGCACGATCAGTCAAAATACAATTAGGGGTGGCCCAACGGCCATCCGGCTATACGGCGGGGGCGGCGACGCCATCTCGAATGTGGTTATCACCGGCAACACCACCGACACCATTACCACCTGCCTTGACGTCAACACGGTTAACCAAAACGTAATCTTTAACGACAACAACTGCTTGGCCGCTTCGATTCCGTGGACCGTCTTTGGCGGGAATATCGGCACACTGCACGCCACCGTTACCGGCTCGGATAACTTGAGCGTTCACGGCAAGCCGAGCGAACGACTGACTGCGACTGCCAACGTTTCGCTGCCCGGAAGTCTGTCAGATATAACGGTGACATTCCTTGATCTGCCCATGGGGGTTTGGGACGTGCAACCGGGATTCACTTTCAGTAAAGCTGCGACCACCGGATTGATCCAAACTTGGGCCGCCCTCTCCCTTACAAATAACGTTCTAGACTTGGTGGCCGGACAATACGCGCAGAGCGTCCACGGGTTTCCGGGTATTACTATGGGCGGCGCTACGGGTGGACCTTCCGGGACTCTTCCCGTCAAACGCTATATCGTTACGTCCACAACGCAGCGCGTGTATCTCGTAGCCCGCGCTCAGTTTGACACTTCCACCATGAGCGTCACCGGCACACTAAACGCAGAACGAGCCCGCGACTTTTAGCATGGACCTCTACTGCGACACTCGAAACAAACGTTTCGCTTGGGGCTTCGGGCACAACGCGGAAGTCGGAATTGTTCTAACCCAGGACAACAACCAGCCGATCCGGTTGTATCTCGTTCAGCCCGGTCGGCATCCTGGCACGCCGCATCCTTTCTGCTACGACCCAGCCAGCGGTGACGGAGCGTACACCACTATCTTGTCGCTACGGAATATCACCGCCGGACCTATCACGCTGGCGAGCACTCAACCGCTGACTCCGATCCGCAACGGGTTCGAAGGCATCTTGAATCTGAACACGCAAGAAATTGCTGATTTCCTTGAAGGCCGAGCGGAACGCGAAGCAGCTTTCTGCGTGGACCTGGTGGACGGCGATGGAAACAGAATCAGCCCATTCCGGCGCCCCATTACCCTGCAAGCCACGGACGCTGGGGCCACAACGACAATTCCCGGCGTCATTTACGATCCGACCATTACCGGGTTGACGGGTGGCGGTTCGTCCAATCTCGACGGGCAAGTGACTGAGGGCCGAGCGCTCGGGACGCTCTTTATCATCATCCGGGTTATCAGCGGAGCGCGGTCCCAAAGCGTCTGGCAGTTGATCGCCGGGAACGATCCGACCGATGAGGATGCCGGGATTGTTCAACCACTCGATTACGACGCCGGGACGAACGCGGTGCAATTCGTGAGGGTCGACGGACTATGAAAAAGCTTTCCCTGATCTTGTGCCTGATTGCTCCGGTCTGTTTCGGGCAAGTAGAGGATGTCCGAATAACGGCAGACGGGACGGTGATAAACACCAAGACCGTGAAGTTCGGCACGGGCAAGCTGATGGTGAACGGGGTCGAGGTTGTGGGTGGCGGCATTACGTCCGTCAGCGGAACCGCGCCAATCGTCTCGAGCGGGGGAACGACTCCGGCCATTTCCATTGTCCCGGCAACGGGGAGCATCCCCGGCAGCATGTCGGCGACGGACAAGGCCAAGCTCGATGGGATCGCTCCCGGGGCTCAGGCAGGCACGGTTACCAGCGTAGCGGTATCGGGAGCGAACGGAATAGGCATCAGCGGCTCTCCGATTACCCTGAGCGGCACAATAGCCCTTTCCCTGGGAGCGATCACGCCTACGAGCGTTCTGGCGTCCGGCACGGTCGCAGGATCGAACCTGACCGGCACCAATACGGGGGATCAGGTTGTTCCCGCGAACACGACCGCCACGGCTTCGCAGTGGTTCACGGCCTACAATTCGACCACCGGGGCTTTCACGAAGGCGCAACCAGCGTTCTCCGACCTGAGCGGGAGCGCTACCACTGGACAGCTTCCGAGCGGAGCGACTCTTGACACGGAATGGGACACGGCGGCCGAGATTAACGCCGCTACCACGGATAACGATTTTTCCATTACGACCCACACCCACACCACGACCACCGTATCTGGACTCGATATCTCCGATGACACGAACTTGGCCGGCACTGCCAACGAGATCACGCTGACTGGGGACACGCTCTCCGCGCACAGCGCACTGACCCGAGATACGGAGTGGGACACCGCAGCGGAAATCAATGCGGCCACGACAGATAACGATTTTTCACTGACCACGCATACGCACACCTTTGCCAGTCTCACCAGCCTGCCCACTACGATCGCGGGCTATGGCATCACCGATTTTAATTCCCTGGGTGATGCGCGCTGGTCCCTTCTTGCTCATACCCACACGACGACGACTATTTCCGGCCTCGACATCAGCGACGACACAAACCTGGCAGGCACCGCCAGCGAAATCACTCTGACCGGCGATACTCTCTCTCTTCACAGTGCTGTCACGCGCGATACCGAGTGGGACACCACCACCGAGATCAATGCCGCCACCACCGATACCGATTTCGTTACTCACGCCCGCACCATTTCCACTACGACACCGCTTGCCGGTGGCGGCGATCTCAGCGCGAATCGCACTCTTACGATTGCGGACGCTGCCGCTGATGGTTCCACTAAAGGCGCGTCCACTTTCACCGCCGCCGATTTCAACGCCAGTTCTGGCAATATTTCTCTCGATTACACCAACGGCCAGGCCGCGTCGGGATCCAACAAGGGTTTCCTAACCTCCGCTGATTGGACCACGTTCAACGCCAAGGCGCCGACCGCTAACCCCACATTTACTGGCACGGCCAACTTCGAAAAGATCGCGCTGCCGGCGAATACCTCCGATTCAGTCCTGAAAGTGGGTGGCCTTGAGTTCCAAAACTACAACCCGAATAACACTTGGTTTGGCGATAACACCTACTTCAACGGCACCAATATGAAGTATCGGGCCACCGGATTCGCGGGCTATCTTCGTTGGTTTTCCGGTCAGTCTTCTCTGCACAATTTCCCCAGCGGCAGCGCGGGCGCGAGCCTGACGAACGAGAGCAATACGCAACTCAAAGCCTACCAGGACGGCACGGTTGCCCTTGGCGGAAGCATCCCGATCACCATTGGGGATTACAGCGCGGCCACGTTAGTCGTCTACCCATCTGGGGCGGTGAGATATAAAGCCGTGGCGTTTTCCGCCGCGCAATCCTCACCGGGGGCAGGCACCTGCCAATGGTTTACCGATTCCTCCACCGCCATCTGGGGTGCGACCATAACCGGTGGCGGCGCCAATAACGTCCTGGGCTGCTACAACGGAACCAACTGGACCGTCACCGCGAAATGATGCGCGCATACGGGATAGCGGGAGCGATCATCTTCCTGAGTTTCCCTGTCGTTGGGAGCGGGCAGACTGCCGCGAGTGGAGGGCAAACCAAAGAATCCCCTTCGTCTTGGACCGTTGATACTCTGAAATCTCACTTCGAGGAACTACTCGCCGAGGTAGACAAACGGTATGAGCAACGCTTTGAAGGCCAAGAGAAAGCCGTAAACGCTGCATTGACCGCGGCCAAAGAGGCGGTGGCAAAAGCTGAGAACGCCGCAGAAAAGCGGTTCGATTCAGTCAACGAGTTCCGGGGCCAACTGAGCGACCAGGCCCGGACCTTCATGCCACGTCCAGAATCGGAGCAACGAATGCAAACCTTGGATGATAAGATCGCAGCGGTGACGAAGGTTTGTATAGGCGCGGTCCTTTTCTGCGTTGCGATTATTACAGTGGTGTTGCTGATAATGCGCCCGCAGTTCGCCCCAAAAAGAGCACCTTAACCCCCCCCCTAGAACATGCTCAACAACAACGGATTCGTGATGAGAGCAGGCTCAAACAAGGACATGGCGATCGCCTACGTGTTCAGGGTGTTCACCGTGATTGTGCAGGGGGTCGGGGCATTACTTTTGTGGGCGCTGCTCAATCTGGCCGTCTCAATCAGGGATGACACGCGGGATATTAAAAAGGAGTGGCCTGGGATCAAAAGCGACATCAGCGAACTGAAGGAGCAAGGTAAGACCTTCGCGACCAAAAAACAGCTTGAAGACGCAGAGCAACGAGTGAAAGATGAATTCAAGAAACGACTTGAAGAACAAGTGTCAGCCGACAAACTACAAACCGGAGGCGCCCTGAAAAGGGGCAGACCATAAAATGCCAGAACCAACCGAACCACCACCACCGACACCACCGCCAACCAGTCCATCGCCCTCTCCTACTCCAGAACCCGTAAAGAAGTAGGGAGTCTCCCAAAAGGATTCCCCTTGACCCCTTTCCCGTTGGCGGGTAGGAATTGAAACAGAACGTATGGCCACGGGACTAATAATTGCCGCGCCGACAGTGTTCGCCATTGAAACGCTCTGGCACCGCAACCTTATCGCGCTCGGTCTGGCGCTGTACATGGGGTCGCTTCTCTTCAAATGAGCAAGATCATTCTGGGCAACCTTTTTCGGAATGGTCTGACGGCCCTCATCGTCTTTCTTGTCACGAAAAACGTTATCGAGGCTGACGTTGCCGAGAAGCTGATGCGCGGCGACACCGCCGAACTGTGGGGGAGCGGTATTAGCATCAACCTTGCGATGATCGTCAACGTGCTGGTCGGCCTTGCGATTCCGATTGTCGTTCCGATCGGCCTGGGTATCTGGAGTCGATTGAAACACGCTTACGAGACAATCGTTGCCCGCAGCCAGGCATTCGCCACCACCAAGCGCGGACTGAAAGCGACCGTGGCTGAAGCTTCTCCCATGGACATCATCAAGACGGTTGCGACAGAGCAGCCGAATAAGATCGTTGTGCCAGTATGAGGACCGCCCTAATCGCGATTCTCTTTGCGATCGCGCTTTCTCTTTCGTTTACGGGCTGCGTTGCGAACCAAGGCCACATCGAGCCCCGCCGGGATAAACGTCAGCGTCAACGGGAAGCCGGTCTTCTTGAAGCCTGATTCGAAGATCATCACCCGTGATCCCGTGACTGGTCGGTTCGTTCCACTTCGGATTGAGCAACCGTGAAAATTCTTCTGCTTCTCGCTTGTCTCTGCGTTGTCGGATGTGCCGGCGCTGACCTCCGCGGTCGAGTGCATTCCCTCGAGGTCGGTTCCCATGTCACGTCTGATTCGCGAGGGACAACTGGCGGACTCACGACCAAGATCACCTTCAAGGGGAAGCGTCCGGTCACGGCTGACAGCAAGAGCAAATGAGGGCGGTAATTTATTTCGCTTTCGTCGTAGTGCTCGGCTTCCTCTGTCCCAGATAAGTGAGAAAGATCAACCAGCGCGGGATCGATCTCGTAAAACACTTCGAAGGCTGTTACCTCAAAGCCTACCAGGATTCAGTCGGCGTCTGGACAATCGGCTACGGACACACCGGATTGCAGCACAAGGACGGCACTGTCTACCGCGGGCGAGTCATCACTCAAGCCAAAGCCGAGGAGCTTTTGCGTTACGATATGCGCCAGTTCGAAGCCCGGGTTGAGACGTTCGTCAAAGTCCCGTTGAGCGACGATCAATACGCCGCCTTGGTCAGTTTCGATTTCAATACCGGCGGGCTTGGCAAATCTACCCTGTTGCGGATGCTGAATGACTACAACATTGCGGGCGCAGCCGACCAATTCTTGAGATGGAATAAGGCGGGCGGAAAAGTGCTTCGCGGTCTGACCCGTCGCAGGGCATCCGAGCGCAACCTTTTTCTCGGCAAGACCCCCTACATCGTGAAGTCGTGAAATGGGCTCGATGGTTCGCAGCCCTGTTCCGGTGGGAGAATCATTCTTTAAGGATCGATCACGCGACAATAGGGAGCGAACGGCGCCGAGAGTGGTTCGAGGATTGAAACGGAAAGTCAGCCTGCGCGATTCGATGCTCCGCAAGCTGAAGCAGGCCGGGACGAGATTCATCTACAATGCCCGTGGCGAATTGAAACGGAAGCGGCCACTAAAGAAGGTGGCCAAGGCCAAACGGAACGCGCTCCGGGGCTATTACGTGCTGCAATCGGCCTTCCTGAGCCTGCCCGAAAACAAGTTTTGCATCATCTGCATTGTGAGACGCGAGCACGGGGAGAATATCTTGGTGAACCTGGCCACGGAAGTTCATCATTGGGCCGGGAGAATCGGGCGGTTGCTCTGCTACGTGCCGTTCTTCAGGCCGAGCTGCTTCAGGTGCCGGGAGTGGCCGCATCAACACGCGGAGACCGCAAGGGAATGGGGCCTACTTGCGCCAGCGCCGAGATACAACGTGTTCCCGGTTGACGGATATTGATATGAAAAGCGAACCCGAACCAACCTTGCTCGAATGTCGCCCTGTTTTTGAGTGGGACGACAAGAAGATGGAAGTCTTCTGCCACAAGCACGGGACGAAGATCGGGGAATACACTGGCGATCCCGAGGTGTTCGACCTGAAAAAGTGGACGCGCAGTGAACCGATTCAAACAGCGTGGAATGAGAGGGCCTGCCGTCAGTAAATCTCGACGAACCGCTCGAACTCTTCCCGCGTATCTTCCGGCAAGCTCTCCCGCAATTCCTTGTTCCGCATGATGGCGTTGATGGGCTGAGTGGCCAAGGCGATCTCCTTTTTCATCTGCTTCAGTTCTTCCTGGGAATCGGCGAGCTCGGTCTCTCGGGTCTCAAGATCACGGACCAGCACCTTTTTTTCGTCTCGGCTCAGCTTTGGGCGGGCCTTGGCTTTCCGGCCGCGTTTGGTGCGTTGCAGCTTCTCGATGGTCTTCTCCGGGCTGGTGTAGAACTCAGGGTGACTCCGCGGGCTGTATTCGGTGCGGACCAGCCGATGTGCCTGATGGCCTGAGAGCGTCGGTAAAACCTTCCTGGTGGCCTTCCAGACGCGCTCTTGCCCTACAGGTGCGAGTCCATCAAAGGAGCGAGCGTGGAACATCGTAATTTCTCCTTTGTCGATCGCTTCCACAATGGGCGGGATATATTTACCGATGGCGAGCCAGTTGGTGATGCTCCCTGCATCGACCCCGAGGTAATCGGCCACGTCCTTTTGGTTGAGCCCGAACATTTCCATCATCTGTTTGATGAGGTTGCAGCGCTGGGAGGGCGAGAGATCCTGCCGGGCATGGGTGAGAACGAAGCGAAGCCGGTTCCGGTACGTCTCAATCTCGACTCCCTCCGGTGGGGTGTCGACGATGGCCGGGATGTCTTTGAAGCGGGCAAGGTGGGAGACGGCAAGGCGGCGGGTGCCTTTGACCAGCGTGAATCTATCGCCAACGGGCAGAACGATGATCGGTTGTTGCACGCCGGACTTCTCGATGCTCCGACGCAACGCATCATCTTCCACAAGGGAATCTGTCCGCTCGTATTCCGTTGGGACATCGATCAACCCCAAAGGGATACGGCGCCGGATGATCTCTTTCGGGCGGGACCAGGTGAAGGTGTCTGTCATTTCATGGCCTCCTCGAACTTCGCGTAGTTGATTTTGTGCTTGTCGAGCGCACGTCTGAATTTCCTGTCCTGCAAAAGAGTCTCGAGGTTAGCGGGTCCAAGGCTGTGATGAAGCCGGATCGGTTTCAATGATTTCCTGACCCGCTCTAAATCCTCCCCTACTCGCTTCAAGGAAGCCTTCAGGGCGCTCTTTGACCATTGCCCCGTCTCTTGGTGCGCTTCCCGGGCCCGACGCACTACAGAGGCAATATTGGAGGCGGTCTTTTGCAACCCTTCCTCTTTCAGCGTCTCAATCACGATCTCCTGACCCGCTGACGGGAGCGACGTCAAGAGTTCGGCCTCCCGAATGGTCATCTCCTTCAATTCCTTTTCAAGCGCAGGGCTCAGTTTCGACAGGATCCGCAGCAACTTTTCCAGATGCGCCACGGTGATAAAGTACCGCTGCGAGAGAGCGAAGAGCCTGTCTGGTGTCAACGGGCCCCCCTCGGCCTCTACATCTTGTTTGATGAGGCGGGCTTGTTCCTGCCAGCTCAGCGATCGGCGAATGAGATTCTCCGAAAGGAACCGGCCGGCAATCTCTCCTTCAGCTTCCTTCTCGATTGTCGCCGGCACGCGCAGGAAACGTTTATCGCCCGTCTCTTCGAACAGTTCGAGGGCCGCAGTGCAGCGACCTTCCCCAAAGAACGCCTGCCATTTGTGTTGCCCTTTCTGCGTCAACTCCCGCACCTGGATAGGCTGGCGAATCCCCATCTCGCGAATCGAATCTTTCATCAGCGCAAACCCTTCCGGGTCACGGTCGCGATGAATCAGGAAAGTGACTTCCCGCGGGTCGACGTAAATAATCTGTTCGGTTTTCATTCCGGTATGGGTGTGGGCTCAGCCAACTTGGCGAGCGCCTGCATTTTCTTTTCTTCAGGGTTCAAGCCAAGGAACGGTTTCAGATCGAGAATTTCGGCGAGTATTCGCAAGCCAGCCTTTTCGTCCCTGCTCACCGTGGTCATGTCGATCTTCACATCGTCGCGCATCAGGTCTTCAAAGGCTGCGTATGGCTGCTCGAACCGGCCCCCAGCGAGGTTGATGGCCCTGATAGTCCTGGCCTTCTCCCGCTCCCACGTCTTCCAACGCCCGTTTAGCCGGAAGGCGATCACGAAAAGCACCCCCGCCACCAGTATTGCTGAGAGGATGGTGAGAAATAATTTCATCTAAGGATTTGCGGCACCACTTCTAAGGAAATTCCTTACAGACCGAACCCTTGTGAATAACCGAAACAAGATTGCTTCCTCCGGGTGTTCCCTTTGGGTGAAAGGCAAATGTGAGCCACCGAGAGAGCGCGGTGGGAGAAGGGCCGGTGAGGGAGTCGGCTCGATCATCGCTTTTTCTTCCCTCCGTAGCGCACGCGCTTTCCCGCAGCGTGACGTTTCAGGAACTCCGCATAGAGCTTTTCTGTAACATCGGACACGTCTTCGCCAGACTCGGCGCAGGCGATCTTCATAAGGCGTTTCACTTCCGTGTTGATACTCAGGTTGAACGCCTCCCGTCCATTTTCTGCACTCATCGATGGTCGAATATGCGCACACGCGCAAGGGAAAGTAAAGGAAAAAGAAGAAAGTTGAAAAATAGTCTTGCGCATATGCGCACAGGCGCTTAGAAAGTAATCCAATGAAGAACGGAAACTCCGCCGTGAATCTCTCGATTAGGACGCCGATTGCCCAGGCGGTGAAATCCTTTGTCGAAGCAAACCCCCGCAAGGGCCGCAAGAATCTATCCGAATTCACCGAGGGCCTCTGGATTTCTTACCTGCGGGCGAAGAAGTGGAAGCTGCCTCCTCTGTTCAAAAAATGAAAACAACCATTCGCATTGGCAACATCGCCATCGACGTGGAGCAATCCGGCGAGCCGCCCATCAACTTGGTAAGCGGGCTGAGCGAGAACACCTACTGCGTCAACGGCAGAGTGTTTCCCATCCCGGCGGATGTAGTTGAGTTGGCTGAGCTTTGGAACTCCGATCTCTCTACCAAGGAAATGGGGAAGAAGCTTAACGGCAAGGGCGGCGCGTATTACGGCGAAGTGGTAACTCGCGTCTCTGCTCTGCGGAAAGCGTTGCCTGAATTGTTCCCGTACCGAGGAGCGAACAAGTCGAAATGACCACCGCAACGGACATCCGAGCACTTTCAGACTTTCCCGGCAACGGGGGATTGAGCGGCGGCGTGGAAAGCAGACACGCGGACTACGAAGCGTTGGGTGTCAGCGCAATGGACTCCGGTCGGACTGAGCCCGGAAACACTCACGGGAGAATAACCAATAGCGGGAGTAGCGCCCCGCCCGCTCAACCACTTTCGGCACAGTATCGCAACCAAACGCCCCGTGAAGCTACCGAGGCGGGTGCCGAGACTCTTTCACCAGCGCCGACAAACCGGGGGCTTCTCCTCCTCGCCATTCCGCCTGACGCCGATCTTCCGGTGACGATGGGTGATGTCATCGCTCTTCTCAGCAAGCGGTTATTTCCTTCCAGATGAACCTCGTAGCTGCATGGCCCCGCCTGATGCGTCCAGATGTCGCCACCGAGTACGTCGGCGGGAGAGCTGTGATGGACGCTCTCATCAAACAAAAGCTGCTGGCGCCCAAGGTGGACAATCCGCGGTTCAAGGTCTACGACCGCTTGGCCTTGGATGCTGCCTGCGATGCCTTGCGCTCTTTGGAGGAGACATGAAAGGCCGAATCAAGCGCACCGGCCTCTGGCAGCAGCTTTGCGTAATGGCGCTGCACCACGCGAACGTCATCGCCCAAGTAGGTCGCGATCTTGAATATCGAGTGGTCAGCGCTTGCGAGGAGGGATGCGAACGTGTGGCGCATGGTGTGAGGCGTTACCCACGGACAGCCTTGACGCAGCATCCATTCTCGAAACGGACGGGTGAAGTCGTAGCGGTAGCGGTTCTTTCCGTGCTGGTTTTCGGGGTGCAGCATGAAGGGCTCGCGCAAACCGTAGTCATCGCGAATGAAGGCCAGGAACTCACCAGTCAACGGGATGCTGCGTTCCTCTCGATCCTTAAACTGCATCGTCGGAGTCTTCCGAAGGTGGAGAATGCCAGCCCGCAGATCGAACCAAAAGGGCCTCGCCTCCACGATCTCAAGCGCACGAAGGCCGGCGTGAAACCCGCAGTAGTAAACGAATTTCATGTCGTCCCGTTCACATTCGCTGATGATGCGGTTGACCAATTCGGGGGGGCAGAAGTTCTTTCGCGCTGCACAATCAGGAGCGGAGAGCCGGAGAGCATTGCAGGGATTATCGCGAACGGTCTTCTCTACGTCTCGACACCAGTTGAAGAAACTGCGAATCGTCATCAGGTTGCCGAAAGCGGTATTGGCGGAAGTGTCGGCCAGGCGGAGGTTGTAATATTTCCTCACGCGATCGGTTGTGATGTCGGATGGACGAACGTTGCCGCACCATTCCGCGAAGGTAATCAGGACGTAGTTTTTGGAGTTGACGGTTGCCTTTGCCCACCCCCCATTCTCCCCTGCCTCACGTCGCAGCCGCATGTGATTCACGAAGCGATCGACGGCGTGGCGAATGATGCTGCCGGACTCAAGAGCGGGCGAGTGCCGGAGCCGGGTAGCGTTTCGGATTGCTTCGCTCAGGTCCGAGGTTTTCAGGGAAATGTAGTGCCGTTTCTTTTCCTTTTGGATGGCGAGCCAGTAGACGTTTCCTCGCTTGTAGATGCCGCGGGAGAGCCGTTGCGTTGCGTTCAT